TCCCACAACAATATTACTGTCCTTAATGCATATTATGACGGTAGAGTTGCCATTAATAAAGCATTACCAGATACTGGATACAATTTAGATGTAAATGGTGATGCTAAGATTACGGGAATTTTAAGTACGAGTGATTATATTACAATTCGTGCAGGTGAAGGAAATCAGGTCACTGTTCCTGATGCCAATGGCAATTTCCCGGCAAATCCAGCTTTTAATATTGATATTAATACTGGAGTGAGTACTTTTAATTCTATTGCAATTGGTGGATCTATTATATCATCAGCAATTCCAGCAGCAGTGATAGGAATTGGAACTACAACTGGCGGTGGCAACACTGTTGCAATTGGAACAGATAATGTAAGAATAAATGCAGATCTTACAGTATCTTCTGGAAGTTCAATAACAGTAGATAATTTAAATGTTTTAAACAGTACTATACTTTCTGAATCAGTAGTAGGACCTAGTGATACTGATATGACTATTTCGAATGGAAATAGTTCTATCGTATTAAATGCAGATGTTATAGTATCTACTGCAAATTCAATAACAGTAGGTAGTATAGTCGCAACTGGTATAACAGCTGGTATTATTACGACAAATAATTTAACTGTTTCGAACAATGTTTCACTTCCAAATGGATTGGGTGTTAGTTTAGGACTCGTTACAACGACTGGTCTTTTAGAGATTGGTGCTGGTGCAACTGTCATCGCAAGTAACTTTTATGTTGGTGCTGGCAATACATCAGAATTCTCATCAGGAACTGTAAATGTTTTCGATTCAAATTTTGTATTTGGATTTTCTACATCAGTTGCTTCTGATTCATCTCTTAATAATTTTGAAATATTCAAAAGTGATGGAGATATCGCAGATATTGCCGCTACAACTGACGCAACATTCATTAATAATGGTAATTTTATCGGAATTGGAACAACAGCAAATCAATATACATCTAGTAATAAAATTACAATCAAGGGAGATAAAATATTACAAGGAAGCAATTCGTTATTAGATAACGTTGCTATCGGAACCAATAATTATAGATTTGATCCTAGAGGTGAAAACACCTTTACTCCTGGTAATGAATTTAATGCCCCCGAGTTTCAGTATGGAAAATTTCAAGTTCATTCAAATGGAAATGTAACATTTGTCAATGATGGAATTATTAGATTTGTCCCGTCTATAGGAATTGCTACAGTAGGATTTGGATCAACTAATGGTGGAGTTATATTTGATACTGCTGGTGATAATATAGCAGCTGCATCAGTTCTTGGAATTAATACTTTCTTCCCAAGATGTGTTCTTGATGTTGGTTATGCTTCAACAGCAGTAAATAGTTACTTCTTGCCACCAGTAGTTACTGAATCTGAACTTGATATAATAAGAAATCTTCCAAATTTAACAAATAATCTTGGACATCAACAGTCAATAGAAGCAACTCCTGATGGTGTTCTTGGTGGTGCTCTTGTATTTAATAGTACAAATACAAGACTTGAAGTTGGTATAGGAACTACCACATTCTGTGGTATTGCAACACTTTCTAATAACCATACTGGTTTTAGTGCTTTTGTTCCTCCAAAGATGACAACAACTGAAAGAACCACAATGACCACTTCTGGTGTAGAAGAGGGTGGAGTCATTTATAACACAAGTCTTAATAAATTACAATTCTATAATGGAACTTCATGGGAAACTATAACAAGTAGTTGACAAGACTCTAAAAACCATGTAGACTACCTTTGTTAGGGTTGAAGAGGAAGCTATAAGACACTTTAAGAACCGTCTACCAGGTCGCACTGGGGACGGTTCTCTGCTATAATAAGAAGGTAATCGAGGGACACCTTTGACCATCACTCTCAGACCCCATCAACGCAAGGCACTGAATGAGATGCTGGCATATGACAAAGGTCAGCTGATCATCCCTACGGGTGGTGGTAAGACTTTGTGTATGATATACGATGTTGTTGAGAATCAAAAGTATATCGATAATGGTTCTACTATTGTTGTTGTAGCACCACGTATTCTGCTTGCAGAGCAACTTTGTAGTGAGTTTCTTGAGGTAATTGATACAACTCACACACATGTGATGCATGTTCATAGTGGTGAGACTTCACACTTCTCCACAACAAAAGCAGAAAAGATCAATCTTTTTGTAAATACTGCTAGAACTGCTGGTGAGAATGTAGTAATCTTTACCACATATCACTCTCTACATCGTCTTGTAGAAGCAGATATCGAAGTCAACACGATTTACTTTGATGAAGCGCATAACTCAGTCCAACGTAACTTTTTCCCTGCTACGGAGCACTTTTCTGCTGATGCTGATCGGTGTTACTTCTTCACTGCTACTCCTAAGCATTCTCTCTCTATTTACAAGCCAGGGATGAATGATTATGAGGTCTACGGTAAAGTCATCTGTAACATTCCTGCTCCTACATTAGTAGAGCAAGGATATATTCTGCCACCTAAGGTTGTTGTTAAACAATTAGATATGGTTCAGGATAAGCAGATGATTGCCGACCGTGATTGTGAGAATTTGATTCAGACGATTGATGAGAACTCACTGGACAAAATCCTGATTGCCGCACGTTCTACCAAACAGATTATCAAACTTTTGAGTCAATCTGATTTCCGTAATGAACTAGCAAAACGTGGTTATTCCTGTCTGTATATTACATCCAAGACTGGTGCAATCATTGATGGTCAGAAAGTCAATCGTGAGGTATTCTTTGATACTCTGAATGCATGGGGCAAAGATCCTAACAAAAAGTTTGTTGTTCTTCATCACTCTATTTTGTCTGAAGGCATCAACGTCAGTGGACTTGAGGCAGTATTGTTTATGAGAAACATGGACTATATCGGCATCTCCCAGTCAATCGGTCGTGTGATCCGTCTAGGAGGGTCTCAGAAGACCTTTGGACTGGTCTGTGTTCCAGTCTATGATAAAGTGGGCATCAGCACTGCCAAGTCCGTTCAGGCAGTCGTTGACACCGTATTCAAGCAGGGTCAACCTGCTATCTCCGTTATCCGTCGTTGATCATGGCACATCATTCTGTTCTTCGCATCATTAAAAAATCATGGACTGCTGGATTTGGTAAAGACAAATCAAAAGGAAATTATGTGGTCGCACAAAAAGAAATGAAATTGGAGATTACATGGAAAGATTCTATGAAACCACAATTTATTCCGTTCATTGATGAGCAAGGTCATCAAGGTATGAGGGTAATTATTGAACATCAAAAAAATTAACTGATCATGAAAACCACCATCGAACTGGTTCAGGAACTTCGTTCTCTTCCTGATGCCATTTACCAAAATTTCTGCAATCAGGCGAAGATGGTTGCCTTAGAATACCCTTCTGCACATGGAATTGACTGTTTTGCCCGTGGTGAAACAATCGAATATGGGTTTATTGATATTGTAGGGCAGTATATTGACCTGAAACCTAACAAGAAGGAAGATTTCAATGATCCCGATGGCCGGTATGACCTAGAGCACCTGACGGACGTGAAAACGCAAGGAAAAGGGTTCTTACCACGTAAGGACAAGAAAGCGATGTTCTATTCTAAACAATGGGACATCAAAAAGACTGCTAGTGGTGCAAAACAGTTTGAATCAAAAGCACACTCATACATTCTAATCGATCCTATTTGTGCTAGAATTGCCGTAGTAGATACCAGTGTGTTTTATCGTAAAAGATTTCGTATTAACACCGCACGTATCTCATTCAGTGTCAAACCACAGGATGTTTATATGATTTACGATGGCATCACAAATGTGATTGATACTGAGGTTATTCCTGACCCAGATGCAATCTATCGTGAAATCTGGAAAAATGCAGGAAATAAACTAGAAGCACTGACCACTTGCTGAACTGTCCACCAGTGATTGACAACCACTTTAAAAGTTGTTATTATACTTTTGTTGACTTACTCAACTTACTATGACAACTACACAAACTCAATCCAATAGTTTAAGAATTCTACCATTCAATCCTAAGAGTGACATTTATGACACCTTTAAGGTAGATATTACTCCTGAAATGGCACAACATATTCTTGATTATTTTAACAAGGATAATAGAAAAATTTCTAAATCGCAAGTTAATAAAATTTTTCGTAGTATTGAAAATGATAATTGGTTGCTAGATGGGCAACCTATGACGTTTAATACTGATGGAAATCTTACAGAATTTCAACATCGACTTGCTGCTATCGCAAAATGTGCTCAAGATCGCACATTCACAGTAATTGTCGTCGTTGGTGTTCAACCTGAATGTTTCAGTAAGACTGCAACAAATAAGAAACGTAATCCAATTGATGAAATTCAACGAAAGTATAGTAAAGCACATAAAGATGAAGTTTCCATCCTTGGAGACATTTTGAAGAGACAACGTAAATGGCGTCTTTCTATGCAAAATGCTATTTCCAGTTATGAGAATTGGTTTAAGAATATTTCAAATTCTCTTAAAGTCAGTGGAGATTATGAAAATTTGATGGATAAGTTTTCTCTCCAACGTAAAACTGTCCGTGGATATGTTGCTCTTTGTGAGCGTTATGGTTATCTGGAAGAGTGTAAAACTTTCTTAGAACTTCTTGATAATGAACTTGAGGAAGATGCAGATAGTCCAATCTCTACTCTTTCCACTCAATTTATAAATTTTTGGAACTCTACTGCGGTAGATTTGAGTAATGAGAAAAGAATGGATGTTCTTTATTCTATGCTCTGTGTAGCAACTGATCGTATCATTATGCGTGATGATGGTATGATTGAATTGGATGTCAGTCCATCTAATCTTGAGCATAATGAGATGGAAAAGCAAGGAGTATATCGAAAGTTCCTTGCTTGATCCAATTTAAAAACCGTCCACCAGGAGCAGATCACCTGCTCCACTCTGCTATAATACAAAGGTAATCAAGGGAACACCACCATGAAATGCAAAGTTCAACTCTATGTTGCTGGCACCGTATTTGATGAAGTTGTTGTTGCACGGGACTATGAAGATGCAAAAAAAACTGCCCTTGCACGTAATCCTACAGCAACAATTGTGAGTGTCACTGCCGTTTTCTAATGTCCAAGTTTCTCAAACCCCATGTTCATAATCAGAGTCTCCTGAACCCAAAATCAGGAGATCCTGATGGTTTTGTATCTAAAGACGGAATGTGGGCTGCTGTTCCACTAGCAGGAAAGAAGAAAGGGTTCTGTATTATACATAATGGTAGTCAAGTGCATAGTGTAAAAACGTATAAACAAGCACTTGATTATATCAAAAAGTATTCTAAAATCAAAAAGAAAGCAACCTCTTCTCTTGAACAATTTCTATGACTGATAAACAACAAAAGCGCAAAGATGCACTTGGACTTTTTTATGAGAGTGTATTGAAACCAGATCATGAACTCAGAAAATGTGCTCACAATCAAGAATGTTTCTTTGAGTTGATGGAATGGAGAGCAGATATATTAGAATATCTTGACCGTTGTAGAAATCAGGAGTTTAACCAATGACAGCACAATATGTGCTTTTTTTGGTATTTGGAGTTATTTTATATGTGATAGTCATTGATCCAAATGTCGCAAAAGCATTTGATTATGTTCTTCAGTTAGTGAATACAAACATTAGAAAGGAATTGTGGTGGTTAAAAAATAATCCTGCCAATCCTGTGGTAAAATATATGATATACCGTAAAAATCTCAATCTTGCAAAGGAATTGCGAGCAAAAATAAATAAACACCTAGAGGCAAAAGAATAATATGCTGTCTACCAAATACCGTCTTCGGTTAGAATTTATTTGTAAATGTATTGCTTCTGGAGAAGAAGTAAAGTTGTCTGATATGATTTGGGCAAATAAATTAGCAAAGGCAAATACATCTGCCCATGAAATGTTAAAGAAGGCACGAAGACAATCTTCACAAGATATTGAGGAGGGTAGTATGGATGATTTTATGAATAGGATGGGGTTAGGTGACCCGGACCCATCCAATTATAAGACGGGATTTGGATCTGCTGATGAGATTGCAGATTGGTTTAATCATGAAAAAAGAGACGATTGGAGGCAAAGAGATTAAAATGCAAGCAGTAATTTACAGCAACGGAAGTCAGGAGTGTGAGAGAATGGCATCTCTCATAAAATTTCTTGGTGATAACTTTCATGAATATGTGTTAGGTGTTGACTTTGATGATAATGCATTTGAGGCAGAGTTTGGTTCAGAGGCAACATATCCTCAAGTATCAATAGGATATCATCACATCGGTAATATGAAAGAAACACTTCAATATATGAGTGAGAATGGAATGTTTGTATGAAACCCATAATCCTTATTGCTTGTTTTTTACCTCTGGCATTAATTTGGATTATTATGAAACTCTCGTTATGGATTGCAGCTGTTAATCAAGAACAGAATTATGTCCGAACAGAATCCAAAAAACCACACGGACCATATGTGGCAGATGCATATGCGGATGTTGATGAGGAGGAAGAAGAGTATGGAGACCGCACAGATTATCGATGATGCCTTATATGAGTATTATACTGTAGAACAAGGTGAACCAGTTCCTAATTGGAAGTATATGAAAGATGCTGATTGGTGGATTGATTACCTTGAAAGTTTAGGTATTGATCCAAGAAATCCATAGTGTTAAATATAATACAAGTTGCATTGAAGCAATGGATCAGAACTTAAATTGGAACCTATTGCATCAGTTTGCAAAAGAATTGGGTCAAGAAGGTCATGATTACAAAATACATCAGAGATCCTTATCAGATAAAGTGAGCACACACAAGGAAATTGTGATAGAATATGGATATAATTCAAAAGAAACCTAATGCCCGACGAAACTTGAACAATCTTGAACAATCTTCAGCAATCATTTCCTAACATTTCTACGATTAATATCTAGATATATAAATTATAATTTACTTATTTGAAACTATGGCAATTTTTAGAGATTATTATTTAAATGACCGTCAATATGAGAGAATGATCAATCTTCTCAATTCTTTAAATGTGGATTCAGTTGGATTTGAACATGCTGAAATTGTTGGTGAAATAAAAGGTTTGTTCATAGAACAAATGAATGATCATAAATCTATAGGTGATACTAATTATGCTGATATTGCACGTTGTCTGAGAATAGCTTTAAATGATTGGATGGAATCTAGAAACTATTCTATGGCAGAGACTGATGAAATGGAAGACACTATCAATCGTGAAATGGATAAATTCTTGAATCGTAGAGTGGAAATGAAAGAAAAATATCCTTCTGATGATACTTAATAGAATACAAATATCAACAAAAGAATGAAAAAGAATGACATTGTAGAATACATAGGATGCTCAAAAGAGCAGATAAGATGGGGAAATAATGATGATCCTACTTTATTTCTTGTAGTTGGTAAAGAGTATATCATTGAGAAGGTAGATGTTCATTCTCAACATACAAAAATCAAACTTTACAATAAAGTAGGATGGTTCAACTCAGTATGCTTTAAACTAAAACATTCTGAGGTAAATAGTAGTTTAGAATATCTAAAAGACATGGATCCTGATAGTATACAATTAGAGACCACATCTAAACTCTTTGAATATGAAAAATTATCCAGAGAAATTGAAAATTGTGAAGATCTTGATACTGTTAAAGTAATGGCAAGATGCTTCATTAAATTATATTTGAGACATCAAGAAGTCACAGTCCAAACTATGAAAATGCTATGAGTTTAATTGATCCCTCTGACCCACTATTCTTTACAGAATCATCTAGTGAACCTTATGATCGACATCACTATCAAATTATAAAAACGGATGGTACGTCTCTTACATTAGAATCATGGGGAGAAGCACAATCAATCTGGTGGAATACTCCATCATCTTTTCTCTCTCATATCGATGTGCTAGATAAAAAAGAAGTAAAAGGTTTCAAATGATTAATGACTTTCTAGACAATTTGGGTGCTCAACAACATGAAAAAATGATTGAGAAGAATGCCAGCAAAGAAGACTACTACAACTCGCAAAGCGAAGGTAAAGAGTTCAACAAAAACTCCCAAGAAAAAGAATCTAACACCTGAAGAAATGCATCCATTTAAAGCATTCCCTTATCGTTTAGA